TCGACTTCATGTGAGAACGGGTGGCGCCCAGGTATCCAAGCCCGGGGCGGAGCATCATCGCCCCGAGTGTGCGGGGCATCCAGTTGGTCTGGATTTCAGCCGAGAGAAGGACGCGCTTCAGGTCTACGCGGGCAAGGGCAAGCGGACTGATGCGCCCCCTGTTGAATGCCAGGAGCGCAACCGATTCCTTCGGCATTTACGATACGATGGTCCGCTTGACGCGGCGTGCTTTTTCCTCGCGCGACAGGTTCTTCATCAGCGCGATCTTGTTCACCCGGGCGATCTTGTCCTTGCCGAGGATCGTGCTGGCCGGGACGTTCAGGATGTTCTCGCCTTCCTTGGCCTTGATCGTGACGTCCTCGCCCCTGACCTTTGGGTTCTTGCCTTTGATCTGACCGCCCTTGTGGAAGCTCTCGCCCGCGCTGCCCGCACCGCCAATGCCACCCGGGCCTTCACCAGGGCCGGATGCGCCCTGTGCGTCGCCTGCACCGCCAGGGCCGGCATCGCTGCCATCGCCAACACCGCCATCAGTCCCGGACCCACCCTGCGTCTCACCGCCCGCATTGGCATGGCCCGTTGTGCCCATCGTGTCGTTGCCGGGGGCGTTGGTGTCGCCGCTCGTATCGCTGTGTGTAGTTTCGCTGTAGTTCGTGGTGTCCATGTCGGGGTCGTTGACGGTGCCCTTGGTCGCCGTGGCATTCGCTTCGGCCGGCGTCTTGTCGTCGACGGCCGCGATCGGATCGGGCAGTCCGGGCACACCCTGGTTGGTGGACTTGCTGCGCGAAGCCGCCGCCGCAGCCATCTCGCTGATCTGCGGGTCGTTGAACAGGTCATCATTCGGGGCGGGGACGCCCAAGGTCGATGTGTCGGCGGCGGGCTGGGTATCGGGGCGACCGGCATCGTCGCTTGCGACCGGATCGCGGCTATCGATATCGCCCCGCCCATCGTCGCCGCTGCCGTTCCCATCCCGAGGGTCAACAGGCCCGCGTGGCGCCGCCGGTTCCGGCCTGGACTCTCCCGCCGTCAGCACCGTGTCGGGCGGCGTGACCGGCTTGGCCGCCACGTACTTCGCCAAACCGGGCGTGCGCTCGATCAGGTCGTCGTCGTTCCGGTTTTCCGTTCCCAGGATGGTGCCGACCCGAGGCCGCTTCTTGATCGCCATGCTCAACCCCTCAGGTAGCGCCGGCCGGCATACCGGCCACCGTATGTCCTGGCCCTGACCCAGCCGCCGGGCTGCTTGAACTTCGTCGCGTTGTCCATCGCGTCATTCGACCGGGCAATGCCCAGGGCGTCCTTGCGGTCGCGCTGCAAGGTCTTCAGGTCGGTGTCGCTGTTCGTGATCTTCTTGCAGGCATGGACGGCCAATTCGTAACCGACGAAGGACGCGAAGTGATCGGCCCACAGCGAGAGATCGCCGCCGTACTGCGAGTCATCCGACACGAACCGGACGTAAAGCTGGTCCTGGTCCGCCCACCAGTAGCCCCGCTCGTCCTCGTATTCGTGCAGCGGTTCCTTGAAGAACTCGTCCGTCGTGACCGCGACCGTGCGGACCCAATCGTCCGGCTTGGCAAACGCCCGCTGGTAGCCGAACTCCGGGGTGATGTCCGGCTCGTACTCCAGCCGCTGGGACCGAATGGCGAAGTTCCACTCGCCCAGCTTCAGGCAACGACGGACCAAACCCGCATTCCAGTAGGTGTCGAGCACCCGGCGGGACTCGCGGCTTTCGGACAGGCTGGAGAGCGTGCGGGAGCCTAGATGGGTCAGCGCCTCGTTGTAGACGCTGAGCCGGGTGGTCATCAGAGGCCGGGCGTCTTGCGGTAGTTCGCGATCCACTCCTCAGCCGCCTGGCGGGTGGCGAGGTCTTTGATCATGTCCTTGTTGTCCGCCAGGCGCATGACGGCCCACTTGGCATGTGGGCCGCGCCACTTCGGCTCGAAACCGCTGGATGGCGCATGGTCGCGGTCGATCTGCACCAGATCCCACTTGTTCAGCGGGAACACGGTCGCATGCAGCGTTCCGGCGTCCAGCACCTTCAGGTGGGCGATCCACGAGCCGTCTTCCGCCCGCGCCTCGATGTCGTCATAGGCTCGCAGCTTGGCCGCGATGTGCGTCCAGTAATCGGGCTGCAGCAGGGCCTCGAACGGCGTGCCATGCTCGGGGTAAACGACATGCCGGCGGGATTCGTAGTCAGCCGGCTTCAGCCGGTTCGGCGTCAGCCGGTAGAGCGGAACGACCTTCGGCTTCTCGGCGGTCTTCTCCGCCGGCTTCGTGTCAACCATCGCTGCGGTCATCTTTCACCTATCCGTTATTGCGCCGCCATCGGCAGCGGCATGTCTTCCATCAACTGGTCGATCTTTCTCTTGCGCAGCCAGCCGTCCAGGTTGCCTTCCCAGGCTTTCGACCCGTAGTGGCGGATCGTCAGCCTCGGCTCGACCCAGAGCGTGCCGCCCATCTCGCGCCACAGCCGGCAGAACTCGGTGTCCTCCCCACGCCCGCAGTGATGCGCGAAGTCATACGTGCGGTGAAAGAAGACCGTGTATTTGCGGTCGGGGCTCAGGTAGTCAGCGCTCGGTTCCGTTACCCATCGCTCGGGATAGTGGTCGGCGAACCTTTCCAGCGCGGTCTTGCGGATGCGCAGGAACCCGGCCGGCAGGATTTCCGCCTCCAGCAAGGCACCACCATCCGGCAGAAGCTTGCCTATCGGGACGCGGTTCTCGTCGACCTTCAGGACCGCGCTCCACTGCTCCCAATCGTTCTTGATCGGGTAGGAGCCGCCGACGATCTCTTCCTCGTGCAGGATCAGCCGCAGAACCCCCATGGGGTCCCAGCCTTCGTCGCTGTCGATGAACAGCAGATCGGTGCAGTCGCTTTCGCGGAACCGCCCGCAGATCGTGTTCCTGGCCCGGTCGACGTAGGAATCACCGTCCAGGGGCCAGTAGTCGTAGTCCACGCCAGCGGCCCGCAGAAGGTCGAAGGTGGCCTTCAGGCTCGCGATGTAGTCGGCGTAGGCCTCGCCCGTCCTGGTAGGGGTCGCGATCAGCAGCTTGCCCTTGTAGGGGCAGTCCACGACGCCAAACCCCTGCCCCTTGCGCCGGATGATGTCAGCGTCATGCTTGCAGACTTCCGCGTTCTTGGGCGAGCTGATCCCGTCCCGGATGCACACCTGGGCAACCGGGCGCTGCAGCACCGCGATATCCCAATTGCGCGCTACCTGGATGTAGAAATCCAGATCGGCCAGCATGCTCAGCCGCTCGTCGAAGAAGCCGAATTCCTGGTGCAGTTGCCGGCGGTACAGGCCGGTCGGGCCGAACAGGCAATTACCGATGGCGAACTGCGACCGCCATTCCTCCCGCGACCGATTGACCGGCCTGGCCAGGGCTTCGACCGTCAGGGGGCTTTCGCCGTCGAAGGGCGAGCCGTCCTCGTTGATGAATTCCGGCCAGCCGAACACCATGCCGACCTCGGGGTGATCGTCCAGGTACTGCGCCTGCTCCCCAAGCTTGCCCGGCAGATAGCGGTCGTCGGCCCCGATGGACCCCAGGTACTCGCCCCGGGCCTCACGCATGCCAGCGTTGAACGCCTTGGCGATCCCGACCGGGGGAAGATTGATCACCCGGACGTTCTTGCATTCGGCGGCAAAGAACTCCGCCACCCGCCGCGTCCCGTCCGTCGATCCATCGTTCACCACGATGATCTCGACGTTCGGCAAGTCCTGCTTGAGGATCGAGCGGATGCACGCCTCCAGGCGCGCCTCTTCGTCCCGCGCCGGTATGACGATGCTGGCTTTGATGAACATCGAACCTCGATAGGAAAAAGCCGCAGAGGCTACGTGCCCCTGCGGCGTATCGCTTAGGACGCGCCCTTCATCAGGCCGAGGTTGACCAGCACGCTGCGGATTTCGTTCAGCAGCGTGATGATCCCGTTGGCCTGGGAAGACGAGAACCCGAACGGAGACGAAGACGTGGCGGCCGTCGTGGCCACCGCCGCCTGGGCCGAGCCGGACGGACGCACGATCGGCGTCGCGCCGTAGAACCCGATAGGCGTGGTCGTGGCCGCACCGACGAGTGCCGCCTTGCCCACCAGGGTTGCGGCGCCCGACGACACGGCGCTGACGACCAGCTCAACCGCATCGTTGGTGTCCGTCTTCAGGTAGGTGACGAAGTCGCCGGCCGTCATGCCCTTGTCGCCAGCATCCGAGATGTAGCTGGCGGCGAGGACGGCGGTCAGCGCATCGGTCCCCCGCAGAACCCATTCGCGCATGCCTGCGGAGCGGGAGCCGAGGGTGGAACCGTTGTTCAGAGCGAGGTTTGCAGGAACGTAAGACATGTTCTGTGCCCTCCCTTACGCCGTCGCCGCGACGTCAGAACCGTCGTGGCGGATGAGCACCACCCCGGAGTTCTGCAGCAGCTTAGAGCCCATGTAGGCCGAGACGCGAGCGTAGGTGTAGTCCTGCTCCTCGTCGTAGCCCAAGCCCACCTTCATGCCCGACGTATCCATGCCGTGCCCGATGGCGCTCTTGTGGTACATGATGCAGATCTCGGATGACGTGCCCTTGCCCGTCAGGCCCGTGTGCTCGATCCAGTTGATGTTGGCCCAGCGGAACATCGACGGCTGATTCGAGAACGGCTTGTTGTTCACGTAATCGGCGCTGGCGAATTCCTTGGTCTGCATCAGCTTGGAATGAGCCGCAGGCGTGATCAGGCACGTCACGTTGCCGTCGTTCGGGACGTCGTTATTCCCGAGGATGGCCTTCGCCCGCATGGCCAGCGAGAGCGACATGCCCTCGGCGGACAGGCCGGCGTACTGCGTGCCGGTTTCCAGCGCGTCGATGATGTCGTCATCGATCTTGCGGTTGATGACGCCCATCGTGGTACGCGCCATCAACGCACGCTGGTCGCCCTGGGACGCGAAGATGTTGAAGCCGGTCTTCTGCGCCAGGTCGTGCCATTCACGCAGCGTGCATTCGAGCTGCGTGTTGTCGTCGCCGCGCGCCGGGATGAGCCCGTTTACGCCACGCGTGACGGCGGTTGCGCCGCCAGAGCCGGCCACCAGGAAGGTCGCCGTATTGCCCTTGATGACCGCTTCGGTCGTGACGGTGTTGCGCACGAGCGACTGTTCGCGCTCGAACGCGTTGACGATCTCGGATCGAAATTGGACTTGATATGCCGTTTCCGACATGGTTTTGCACCTCTGGTTTCGGTTGAGGTGCCTTCACGCTGGTTGTCCGCGAGCGAGACTCGGGGTTGTCCGCTGCCTAGAAACAGCGGGGCCTCTGTCGTCCTCACGGGGCTTTGTGCAGGCGGGTTGAGTGCCCGTCGCACCGGGGCCTTGCGGGTTGTCCGGTGCCTTCAGGCGTACCGCGTCCGAAGACGCGGAATTGCTATGCGGCGCGTCGGACGCCCATGCGATTGCGGGCGTCGATCAGGTCGCGGAATTCCTTCTGCAGGGCTTCCGACTTGGGGCCCTTGTAGTATTCGGACTGCCAATCGCCCATCAGCTTCTCGATCTGGCTGATGCGGTCCTGCACCCCGGCAGGGGTAGCGGCGCCGGCATGGCCAACGACGGTCGCGACGGGATTGATCTCGCGCGCCACCCTCAGCAGGGGGCGCAGGACTTCGGGATCGTTGCCCAGCGGCTTCCCATCGGCCAGACGGGCGCCCAGGATTCGCGCCGCACCCTCGCCGAACGTGTTGGTCAGGAAGTTCTTCACGATATTGACGTTCGTGCGGTACTCCGGCCCCCACTCCTTGCGAAGGTCGTCTTCCGACGTCGCCTTGTGCTCCAGGTCGCTATCGTCCTGGGCCGCCTGCTCGGCTTCCTTGGCCCTGTAGTAGGCGGCCACCATCGAACTGACGATCTCGGGCGGGGCGTGCTTCGCGTGTGCAGCCGCCAGAACCTCGTTGACGATCGGCTTGTCTTCCTCGCCGATCACCAGGCCATCCGGCAGGCTGATCTTGTCGTAGTAGCCCTCGGCCTTCTCGGGGACGTCGTGCTCTTTCCGGTATGCCGCGATCTGCTCCGGCGTGGCGTCCTTCGCCAGCTTGCTCGACTTCAGTTCGCCGCTGCTCACCTTCTGGCGCAGGGCACGCAGGGCATCGTAGACGTCGGCCGGGCTGCCCAACCGCTCCAGTTCGTCGAGCCGCGACTTGTCGCCGCGCGCCATCTCCAGCCGCCACGCATCCGGCCACACGCCCGCCGCAGGCTCCTTGGGCTTGGCGTCCGCTGGCTTTGCGGGGGCTGCAGCAGCAGGCTTGGCAGGCGGGGCAGCGTTGCTGGCCTGGGGCGCACCAGCGGATGGGGATGGAGCGGCCGGTGTCGCCACAGCGGGCGTCGCAGCCTGGGCAGGCGCGGAGGGTGCCGTTGCCGGGGTGGCGGCTACAGGTTCATCAGCCATTTGGCTTCCTCTTTTCGTCGTAAATGCTCATGTCGATGTTGATCAGCTTCCAGACCTGAAGGCCGACGAAGCGCTTGCCCTCGGCAAAGTCCGTCGCCCGGGGGCTGTCGGGCCGGAAGGACAGGTCGTCCATTCCGCAACAGGTGTTGATCAGCCACTGCAAGGCCCGCTGGCATTGCTGTTCGCTCGGGTTGCCGGCCTTCAGGGCCTTGAATGCCAGGGCGTCGGCCTTGTCGTGCGCCGATGGATGCCAGGGCTCTTTCGGTGACGGCTTGGGGCGACGCACCTATGCCGCCGCCTGCACTGCTTCGGCCTCGGCAAGCGCCTTGCTGGCCTTCGCAGCAGGCTCGGCAACGGCCGCCATCTGCCCCGCCGCGGCCATCAGCGCCTGTCCCTGCGCCCGCTTGGCCCGATCGGCCTGCTCGGCGGCCACCGCCCGCTCATCCCGCAGCCACTTGGCCGGGGTCGGGATGCCCTTCAGCACGTCGCGCAACATTTCCTGGCTGTCGACGTTCGGGTTGTTCAACTGGTCGATCTCGGCAACGGTCGCCAGGGCGTTCCGGGTCTCGACCATGCGCGCCATCTTCTGCCGGCCCTCGGCATCCCGCAGCGGGCTCTCGAAGCGGAACTGCACGTCCTGGCCGCGAATGCTCTCCGGGATGTCCTGGGGGGCACCGAAAGCCCCAGCACGCAGCAGCCGGCCGAATGTCCGCTCGCAGAGCTGGCCGTTGTAGTCGACCTCCATCGGCTCGAAGAGCGGCAGGGCGTTGCGGATGTACTCCTCAACCCGCTTCGCCACCTCGTAGGCCGTCATGTCCTTCCCGGGGGGCGGCATGCTGATCGAGTCGAGGAAGAAGCACTTGGACAGGAGCGCCCGGGCGTCCCGCTGCATGTCGATCCCGAGAGGGATTCCCGACGTGTCCTGGTCCAGGTTGCGCAGGGCTGCGCCAAGCTTTTCGTCGTAGGAGTAGTCGACCCAGGTAATTCCGCCGGCCCGGATGTCGATCTCGCTCCGCACCGCTTCCTGGGTCGCGATCATCGGCGGATCGACCGCCTTTTCCCCCGCTTCCAAGAGCGTGTAGACCATGGCCTGCAGCAGCCGGGCCTCGGGAAGCGCACAGACCGTCGCCGGGGAATTGGCATACTGAGAACCCGAAACCGTCTGCCAGCGAGCAATGACGTAGATCAGATCCCAGGACGGGGTTTCCTCGATCACATGTTCGTTCGCGACGTCGATGTAGACCGACACGAACGGCGTGGGGTTGTTCTTGCGCTGGGCCTTGTACGGCCCCTCGTACTGGTCCCAGGGCACGACGACATGCCGGCACTCGAATTCGCTATACGGGTCACGCCCAGGCTGAAGCTGGTCCTTGACGTTCTGGTGCAGTTTGTCGCCCGCGAACGTCCCCGCCAGGTCGTAGGCAGTCGGCTTCCACTTGCGATGCACGGTATCGACCGCGCCTTCCGCCCCCTCGCACCAGGCCACGTCCCGAAGGTGCCAGTTGCGGTACAGCAGGGCGTCTTGTGCCCGGTTCAACTCGACCGAGATCACCGCATTGCCGAACGCCGCGTAGTCGTGGTCGCCTTCCTTGGTCGCCCGGTTGAATCGCGCCTCCGGGTCGTACATCGCCCGGCGCATGACCTTCGTCTTGTCTTCCATCCACGCCCGGGACGGCTGGTCTTCCCGGTCGTCTCGCGCAGCGTGGATCGCTACCCATTCCTTCTGGGTAGGGCGCAGCATGGCCGGAAAGGCGTTGCCCAGGTCGCGGCGGATCAGCAGCGGGTAGGACGTGGAAAGCTGGGACGCGAACTCTTCGCCCAGGTAGGGATCGCGCGTGAATGCTGCCCGCTCAGGGTAGAAGTGATCGGCAATCTCCTGCCAGAAATTCATCAGGCCGGCGCGCTTGTCGAAGAGCTGGTTTCCCCTTTTAATTAAGTCTCTTGCCCTTTCCTCCATCAGACGAACCAGCCCTTGATGCGCTGCCATAGGGTCGGCTTGGCATGGTCCTCGGCAGCCTCAACCGGCGCATTCAGATACGCAGCCATGATGCGGTTGTCGGCAACCTCGATCAGCAGCGGCTGCCCCTCTGGGAACGCAGGCGGCTTCATGGGCGTGTTCAACCGCACCAATCCGCCCGCCATGCTCTTGATCATCCCAGCGTGTCCCCTTCGGACGTCAGGATCGTGGACTGCCGGCCCTGCCTGGCACGTTGCTTGACGATCGATGCCTGCCGAGCCTTGCGAACCGCATCGTCGTCGGCCGTGGGCATCGTCGCTGGCTTGGCCGGCTCGGGTGCGGGAGGCGGGGGCGCCACGACCACCTGGGGCGGGGGAGCTGGGGCTTTCTCACCGCCGCCCAGGATCGTGCCCAGCGCGTTGCCGACCCAGCTCAAAGGGTTGTTCTTGCCGCTCATCGCGATCTCCCGAACCTGGGGCTGCGGCCCATGACGGCCTGGGTCTGCGGCTTGCGGTTCGTGCTGTGCCGCGCCGCCCGGGTGATCCCGTGCTGGCCCTCGGACCACGCCATGACCAGCGCATCCCCCTTGTCGGGAGAGCGGCCCAGGCGCTCCTTGATGTCGTCCTTGTTCTCGACCTTCACGCCCCGGGCCGTGACCTCGAAGTGTGGCGCAACCAGGTCCGCAACCAGCTCAGGATCGTCCGGGAGCGCGATTGGACTCCCGCCGTGCTGGGCAGGGTCCAGCCCCTCGCGAAGCTTCCACCACGCCTCTGAGCGGCGATTGACGAACCCCAGCCGCTTGTCGTCGGTACGCCGAGACGATGCCTCTGCACCCTTGAACGCCACGGCCTCGATGCCGTTCTCCCTGAGATGGGTGAAAGCCGACCCGCCGTAGCCACCGCCCATGTCGATCACGACCGTCGCCCCGTTGCGGCGTTTGCTCATGATCATGCCGGCCACGTCTGTCCCGACCGGAACCTTCGACCCCGGGATGACCAGGAGCGGGGCAAACCAGGCGTCGTACCGGATGGAAATGACGTTGTTGTCCGGTCCACCGCCGGCTACATCGACCCCCATGCAGGTCATCGGCACCGCAGGAGGCTCAGGCGTCCACCTTTGCTGCGCTTCCCTGATCCACGCCGTGGGAATCAGTTGCCGCTCGTCATCGTTCAGGGCTACGTCGAAGCGGCCCTCGCGGTAGGCTGTGCGGTACGGCTCGGGCAATGCCTCAAGGGTCGCCGCATAGCCGGATTTCATCAGGTCGATGTTGTCCGACAGGCTTGCGGGAAGGAATGTCCTCGACCGCGCCATCACCTGGCGGTCGCCGATCTTGTGAGGCCCAGGCCCGTCGACCTCGGTGTCCTTGCCCTCGATGGTCGTGTACCAGCGCAATTCGCCGGGCTTTGCAGGGTTGTGGTGGCTCGGGTCCAGCCACGCACCCCAGCGCCGGACAACCCACAGGCCCTCGGCCGTCGTCGGGGGGTTTCCCGCACCGACAAGGCGGAATCGCTGCTTCGGGTCGGCCGTGCCGTTCCAGCCGATGATGAATGTGTACTGGCTCTCCAGGAAGTCGGAGAGTTCGTCGAAGAAGATCAGATCCCGGCGATAACCCTTGTAGCGCTGCTTGTCCTGCTCGTACTCGCAGCCGCCGAAGTCCAGTTGCCGCCCGCCGTCAAGCTTCCAGGTCAGGAGCTGGCTGTTGAACCCGTCCCGGTGGCCCAGAATGTCCGAGGTGCGCTCCGCGATCTTCACCGCGTCCTGTCGAATGCGGCGCAGCAGCAGGGACCGTTTGTGCTTGGTCAGGGCAAGGCCAATGCCCAGATCGGTCTTCCCGCCCCCTGCCTGGCCGCCGTAGAACAGCTCGTCGGCCGGGGTGTCGATCGCTTCCTGTTGAGGCCCGGGGTTGGGCACCCAGGGAAGGTGCGCGGTAGCCCTCATGGCCTCGCGCTTGACCTCGTCCAGTTGCTCGGGAGAGAGGGTGCGGAACTTCGCTAGGATACCGTCCAGAAGCTCCGCACCGCTCATGGATTACGGTGCGTTCGTCAGCGCGCCGATCATGTACAGGCGACCATTGGGAAGCTGCACGCCCAGGAAGGCCGTGTCGGAGCCGGTGTCGGTGTACTTCAGGTTCAGCAGGCCAGCCGCCGTGGTGCGGCAGATGAAATACTTCTTGGCCACGACCGTTGCGATGATCTGGCCGACGCTGTTCTCGGCAATGCCGACGTTGCCGCCCGTCGCGGTGATGTCCAGGCCCTCGGCATCCGCCATGACCCAGATTCCGACCGTCTCGGGGGCCGTGATGGCGTTCCCGCGACTGTCCTTCAGGGCAATCGTGATGTCGCGCTGGTTGGCGACCGTCGCGGCCTCGGCCGAGATCGTCACGTCGGCCACCACCGCAGGGCTGGTCACGTCGTAGCCGTTGCTCACCAGGCGGTTGTCGGTGTTGTGGATGCGCAGGCGCCGGCCGTGGAGTTCGTCCGTGCTGCCGGTAGTCCGGGACTGTGCGGTCATTGCGATGACTCCTCGCCGTTAGTAGCGGAGCGCGGGCTTTTGGCGGCTGCCCGCAAGGCCGTTCTAACTTTGGTTGCTGTTTCCCTGGGCCGGGACGAGCCTGCGCGACAGTTCTGCGCGCAACGGTCGCTGCGGATGATCCCAAAGCCGACGCGGACTGCGAATGATCGCGCAATGCCAACAGCGGTCAGCTTCGCCAATCGGCCCGCCGCAATCCTCGCAGAGCATCACTTGCTCGCGCCTGTCAGCAGGGCTGCGATACGGCGGGCTGCCTCAGTTTCGCTGATAAACTCGATGGCCTTGCCGTCAGGGCCAGAGTGCTCAACCCGCTCCTTGAACAGGCCGAAGTTCTTGCCCAGCAATTCGAGGGAGCCGCGCTTGTCGGCCAGCTTGAACTTGGTCTTGACCACCGGGATCGAGTCGTCGCCGTCCCGCTCGAAGCGGGTTTCGGTCGTGATCTCTTGAATGGCCGCAGCCTGATCGCGGGTGAGTTTGCTGAAGTCCGTCGTCAGCCGACCGCTGCTGTCGACCGTCGTGTAGTCCAGCATGTTGCTGAAGCCCATCTTGGCCAGCTCGGCCAGGACGTCGGCTGCCGTGATCTCAGCCCGCTTTGCAGCGCCGGCAAGGATCTCGGCCACTCGACTCACGACCTTTTCATTTCCATTCAGCCGTGAGGCATTGCCGTCGTTTGCCTCATAGCCCGCAATGACATAAGCCTCGCTGGCCGGCTTGCCTGTCGCCAGGGCCTGAGCGAACCGTTCGTGTCGTGCGTTGCTGAGAATGGGCATCGCGCCTCTAGGCCCGGCTGGCGGGCGCCACATAGGCCAGCCCGTAAACCCCAGGCTGAAGTTCCAGGGTGAAGCCGTCGGGGCCGCTCTCAGCCCAGCCGACATCGGGCGTCCAGTAGCGGAACAGGCCGTCAGGGCGCAGGAAATGGGCGGACTTCCAGAACACCCGGCCGATACGGCAGTGTGTGTTCATCCGGGCCGCCTTGGAATGAAAAAGGCCGCAGCCCGTGAGGGCGCGGCCAGTTTGCACAGGGAGGAGGTTCAGTCAGGCAGATCGCCAGAACGACAAAACCCGCCGCGATTTCTCGGGGCGGGCGCTATCGTTCCAACTTGGGCTAGGAAGCTACATCAGGGCGGCCTTGATGGTCAAGGGGCTATTAGTGGGGCTGGCGCGAAAGCGTTAATGGGCTGCAGCCGTTCATCCTTGTAGACCATCGGGCCTGCAACCGGATCGCAGATGATGACCATGCCCCGGAAACTGATCACCCTCGGTGTCTCGCTGATGAATGTGCAACCGAGGCGGCGAACAGGCTTCACATCGTTCAGCGCCGCATCTCCTTCCCGATATCCACCCCGTTGACCGAACAGCGGGCTACCAGCCGAGCGTATTTGTCCCTGGCCTTACCGTCGCAGTGAACGGTCTTGCCTCGGGTGATTGCCTGTAGCCTGGCCTTGGCTTGCTGTCCGCCGGGCTGATCCAGTTCGGGCGCGTTGAAGTTCTGTAGGCGGATGCGCTCATGGGCTATGACCAGGGTATCTCCGTCGACCACACGGGCTGGGCCGTCCAGGGCTAAGGCTGGCCAGGAGAGTAGGCAGAGGGCGAGTGTAAGGCGGATCACCGCTTGAACTCGTCCACGTAAGGCCGATAGTAGCCATCGAGCGCTTCAAGCAGGCGGTCGGCAAACTCGCCAGCCAATTCGCTGCTGCTTTCCCACTCGCTCACCATGTGGGCAATCAAACGAGCCTTGCGTTCCCGGGTGTTGGCCGTCGCTGATAGCTCAGCAATTTCCTTATCTGTCATAGCCTTACCACCCTACCATTGATCGCCGCCCGTTTCCAGGCGTATCCTTCCTCGCATGGATCGATACTGGTTTCGCGCGGCCGTCGTGGCCTCTGCGGTTTGGTTGGCGGGCGTCACAATCTATTCCGCTGTCGCTCGTGACTTTGGCTGGACGGCATGGCGGTCGGACTTCGGCCCCGCTACCGTAACGGCCATCGTGGGAGTCCTGGCGATCTTC